CCTGGTGGATACAACAGACCGCATATACACCCCAACAGTCATTTTAGTGGAGTGTATTATATTAAAGCTCCTCAAAATTCAGGTGAAATAGTTTTTAACGACCCACGATCAGCAGCTCATATGGTGATGCCTGAAAGAGTAAAAGATATTAAACCACCTTCACATCTATGGCGAGAGGTGCGTGTTAGTCCTTTAGAAGGTAGAATGCTAATGTTTCCGTCTTGGCTTTGGCATTGTGTTGAACCAAACGAAAGTAATGATATAAGAATATCTGTGTCATTTAATTTTATACAGAAAGGTTTTGATGTTTAAGTATCAAGTAATAAAAAATGCAGTATCTTATGATCTAGCTAATTTTATATTTAATTATTTTTTACTTAAAAGAGATGCGGTAGATTTTATGTATAAAAATAATATTATACATGACACAGGTATGTTTGGTACCTGGACCGATCAACAAGTTCCTAATACTTATTCACATTATGCAGATCAAGTAATGGAAACTTTATTAGTTAAAATGTTACCAGTAATGGCAAAAGAAACAGGATTAGAATTAATACCAACTTATTCGTATGCTAGAATATATAAAAAAGGCGATATATTAAAAAGACACAAAGATAGGCCCTCTTGTGAGATATCTACCACATTAAATCTTGGTGGGGATCCTTGGCCTATATTTATCGACGGTACGGGGTCTAACAACGTTATAGATGAGTATAAACAGATACATAAACCCGATGCACCCAAAGGCACAAAAGTCTTGCTTGAAGTAGGTGATATGCTAGTATATAGTGGCTGTGAACTCGAACATTGGCGAGAGCCGTTTGAGGGCGACATTTGCGGTCAGGTATTTCTACATTATAATCATGTAAATGGCCCATTTGCAGATAAAAACAAGTTTGATGGAAGACCAAAGCTAGGTCTACCATCGTTTGTAAAATAGTATTATAATGGAGTCGTATGTTACAAAAAATAGGGTTTTTACCAGGTTTCAACAAACAGATTACAGAAACCACAGCCGAAGGACAATGGGTTGATGGAGACAATGTTAGGTTTCGTTACGGCACACCAGAAAAAATAGGTGGTTGGTCTCAATTAGGAGAGAACAAATTAACAGGTGCTGCAAGAGCTTTATTTCATTTAGTTAATAAGTCAGGAACTAAATTTTCTATTATAGGAACAAACAGAATTTTATACGCATACTCGGGTGGTGTATTTTATGACATACACCCAATCAAATCTACGAACACTCTTACAAGTGCTTTTACCACGACTAACGGATCAGCCGTTGTTACAATAACTTTTAGCGGTGCACATGGTATAGGAGAAAAAGACATTGTTCTTTTAGATAATTTTTCTACTATAACTGATTCTAATTATAGTGCATCTGATTTTGATGATAATAAATTTATGGTAACAAGTGTGCCATCGTCAACGACAATTACAATTACAATGTCATCAAACGAATCAGGATCCGGTGCAACAACATCGGGCGGGATTAGAGTTAGACACTATTATCCTGTTGGACCAGCAGAACAATTACCGGGATTAGGCTGGGGACTTGGTCAATGGAGTGGTACCGTGTCAGGAGAAGCGACAACAACTTTAACTAGTGGTATTTCAGCTTCAGCTACAACTGGTATTACTTTAACAGACGCATCTCAGTTTCCAACTTCAGGTACAAACTTTGTTCAAATAGGCACAGAAGAAATATCTTACACAGGTATTTCATCAGGTGTTTTATCTGGTGTAACAAGAGGTGTGAGAAACACAACAGCTGCTGCTCACAATGGTGGTGACACAGTTACAAATACTTCTGATTATGTTGCATGGGGGCAAGCTGCATCTGGTGACTTAGTAATTGATCCAGGTATGTGGAGCATTGATGGTTTTGGTAGTAAAGTAATTGCACTTATACATAACGCACAAGTATTTGAATGGGATTCAGATGCAACGAATGCTACTGCAAATAGAGCAACAATTATATCGGGTGCACCAACTGCATCACGAGATATGTTGGTATCTACACCAGATCGTCACTTAGTATTTTTTGGAACAGAAACAACTATTGGAGACACATCAACACAAGATGAAATGTTTATAAGATTCTCTGATCAAGAGGATATAAATACATATACACCAACAGCAACCAATACAGCAGGTACACAAAGACTCTCTGATGGATCTAAAATTGTAGGAGCTGTTAGAGGAAGAGATGCGATATACATATGGTCAGACACATCGTTGTTTACTATGCGTTTTGTAGGAGCTCCTTTTACTTTTGGTTTTGTACAAGTTGGAACTAACTGTGGGTTGATAGGACAAAACGCTGCATTAGAAGTAGACGGTGCTGCTTATTGGATGTCAGAAAATGGTTTCTTTAAATATGCTGGTAATCTTGAAACTATGATGTGTTTAGTAGAAGATTTTGTTTATGATGATTTAAATACAACTGCAAGACAGTTAATCAACGTTGGATTAAATAATTTGTTTGGGGAGATAACTTGGTTCTATTGTACAGAGGGTTCTACAATTCTTAATAGATGTGTAACTTATAACTATCAAGACTCTAGATCTCAAAGACCTGTATGGACAACAGGAACACTGGCACGGGGAACATGGCAAGATTCTTCTGTATTTGGTTTACCACATGCAACTGATTACGATGCAGACAGTAATGCATCATATGATGTTGTTGGAAATACAGATGGATGCACAATATATTACGAACATGAAAAAGGTACAGATCAAGTTGCAGGTGGATCTGTAACTGCAATAACGTCAAACATAGTGTCAGGAGATTTTGATATTAGTCAAAGAAGAGGAATTACTGGTCAATCAACAGGTCTGGCTGATCTTAGAGGAGATGGTGAATTTATAATGAAGATTAGAAGATTTATACCTGACTTTATATCTCAAACAGGTAATACACAAGTTACATTACAATTAAGAGATTTTCCAAATAATGCAAAATCTAGTTCTTCACTTGGACCATTTACAGTAACATCATCTACAACAAAAGTAGACACGCGTGCAAGAGCAAGACAGATAGCTTTAAAAGTAGCAAACACATCTTCTTCTCAAAGTTGGAAATTAGGCACATTTAGATTAGATATACAACCAGATGGTAGAAGATAATGGCAAAGATAGTACAAATACTAACAAGACCTAGTGATGAATACTCTAAACAAGTAGCAGACTCACAAGTTAGAGATCTAGATGCTGTAATACAAAAATTAAATACAACGTACCAACAAGAATTAAAGGATGAAGTAGAAGCGCAAAACTTCTTTTTAAATTAATGGCTAATAATTTTAAAAATAAAAAAGTAGATTTAACTACAACTGATTTAACCACACTATATACAGTACCCACAGCAACTACAACTGTAGTAAAATCATTATTAGTATCCGAGGACGCTGGATCAGGGAGCACGATAACTATTACTTTAGTAAATTCTAGTGGTACCATCTTTAATTTATTTAAAGACAAAGCCATAGCATCTAAGGCAACCACAGAACTTTTAACAAACCCACTTGTTATGGAAGAAAGTGAGATATTAAAGGTACAAGCTGCTGACGCGAACGAGCTGCACGTCATAGCTTCAATATTAGAAATACAGCCAAGAGAGGTAACAACATAGTGAAAGATATACCAATATTAAAACCAAAAGAGATTATAGAAACTATTAGTAATTTAAAGACAGGTGAGGTATACAAGAATGATGAGGAATGGAAAGCCAAAGGTATTCCTCAAGAAGACATTAGAAAAGACGTCAGGGTAATAATGCCTAGTCTTGATTTATTTGGAGAAACTAAATGATATTAGATCCTACAGACCAAAGAATAAGAGATCAAGGTTTTAACTTTGTACCTTTTGATAGGTATTTAGCATCACCATTTCAAATGCCTAACATACAAACAACAGACCCTAATACTGGTGTAATGAGTGTTTTACCTAGACGTACATTTACCAGTGGAGAAGGTAGTAGTGGAGACTATGCAACTTCTCTTGGCCTAGGAAAAGACTCTCGTGGATTTATAGGTAACTTTCAAGACATAGATCCTAATAAAATGTATTCTTATACACCACAAGGAATTACAATAGAGGATTTATCTAAACCTAGTAATATAGGGGATTTTCAAATTACAACTGCACCTGGTTTACCAGATCAATCTGGATATATAAAACCAGCTCCAGAAATATTTGAACCAAAAAAACAAAACATATTTCAAAGAGCAATTAGTGGATTAAAAGACAAAGGTGCACAAATTGCTGGAGGACTGATGTCATTTGCTACAGGAATTCCTTTTTTAGGAACAGGCTTACAAGCAATATCAAATCGATTTGAAAACAGGCCACTTGGCGCTGCAGTCATAGACGAGTTTGGTAATGTTTATGATGAAGAAGAATTAAATAGACAAAATGCATTAGGGGGATACTATTCAGAAGCTGCTAGATCTGGCAGAAGAAGAACATCAAGAATTAACAACATGTTAGAAAGACTAGCTTTAGGTAAAAAAATATCTTTTAAAAATTTACAAGAATTACAAGCACAAGAAAAAGCACAAGAAGAATTACAAAAAGCTGCTGCAAGGGCTATTCAAGATGAAAATAGAGATAGAGGTAGAGGTGGTTATCAAGCTGGGTATAGTTCTGATTTTATGGAAGGACCCTCTGGCAGAGACTCATTTTCTGGTGACACTGATTTATCTGGCAGTATGGGATCATTTATGGATGGCGGTATAGTAGATCTAGTAGATATATATGATTGATTATAGGAGAAAAAGACTATAAAAAGGATAAACTATGGCAATTTCAAGAATGAATATGGAAAGACAACTTCGTAACATGGGTGGACTTATGACACTGGACGAGCCAAGGCAAGGTTATTTTCTAGGTAAGATTGTAAGAAAAGCTAAAAAAGCTGTAAAGAAAGTTGTTAAATCACCATTAGGTAAAGTTGCATTAGGTGCAGCTGCACTTAAATTTGGTGGTCCAGGCATTGCAAGATTATTAGGTAGAGATGCTACAGGTTTTTTAAGTGGTAGATTTATGGGTGATGGCGGTATCTTTAGTGCCGCAAAAGGATTATTTGATAAAGGTAATTTATTATCTGGTTTAGTTAGAAATCCAGATGGAACATTTAATTTAGGTCGTGCCGCACTTTCAGGTTTGGGTGCTGCTGCAATTGCTGCACCATTTTTAATGGGTGGAGATGAAGAAGAAATTGATGAAGGTGTGCCTTTTTCAGGTGTACAGCCAATGGTGGCTGACATTAGAGAACAAGCTAGACAATATTATCAAGATCCTACAAGATCTGCATTATTTTTTATGCCTCCTAAATCAGCTGTGCAAGATAAATTTTTTGCTGCTGAAGGTGGATTAGCTGACATACCAAGAGAGGGATATAGAGTTGGTGGTGGTGTAATGAGTATGTTAGGTAAAGCAGGTAGTGCTATAAAAAATTTAAAAAATAATGTTATGACAAAGTTATCTAGAATGACAGATGATGTAGAAATACAAACAAGTTATGACTATGCTGATGACGTTGGAGCTTCTATGGATACTATGATTACTGCTAAAAGCAGAAAAGGAAAAAAGGTTTTAGATCAACTAGTAGACGAAGGCATAGCAGAATTTGACGACGGTGTTTACTACATAAAAGATTTTGATGACGCTATGATAGGACTACAAGAAGGAGGCATTAAAGCTTCTGGTGCTAAATTAGGTAGTGATGAGTTTATTCCTACATCTAAATTTGAAAGTGCTCCTTATGAATCTTCAGAAGAAATGATGATAAGAAATCTAAGTAAAAAAGCAGAGGGCGGTATCATGGACCTAGGTGGTATGGAAAAAGATTATAGAGAAGGTGGTTTTGTACCACTAGGAGCTGAGGAAAGAGCGGACGATGTGCCGGCTAGACTTAGCAAAAATGAATTTGTATTTACAGCAGATGCTGTAAGAAATGCAGGCGGTGGTGACATAGACAAAGGCGCTGAAGTTATGCAAAACATGATGGACAATTTAGAAGCAGGTGGTATGATATCTGAAGAATCTCAGGGTATGGAAAATCCTGCACAAGCGATGTTCGATCAAGCACAAATGTTGGAGGGTAGATTAGCATAATGGCATTACCAGATTATTTACAAGAAACCGCCAAGGATTACGCCAAGCAGCTGACAGCTGCAACTTCCGCACCTATAGATACATCTAAATTTACAGGTCGTCAATTTGTTGCTGGTGAAGATCCATTACAAACACAAGCTATTAATTTAGCAACACAAGGTATTGGTGGTTTTCAACCTTTTCTAACATCAGCTCAACAAGCTATAACACAAGCCGGACAAGATGTTGGAGGACTTCAACAATTCATGGGTAGTGGTATGCCTACCCCTCAAGGAGTAACACCTGGATCTATTGCAGATTTTCAATCACCATATCAACAAGCAGTTATTGATGAATCATTAAGACAGTTTGAAGAATCAAGAAAAGCAGGTTTACAACAAATTTCAGATCAAGCAATTGCATCTGGAGCGTTTGGTGGTGGTAGACAAGGTGCGTTAGAGGGACAGTTTAGAGCTGATACTGCATTAGGTAGAGCAGGAATTGAAGCACAACTACAACAACAAGGTTTTCAAAATGCACAGCAAGCTAGACAGAATGCATTTGCACAACAACAAGCATTAGCAGCTCAAAGAGCTGGACTAGCACAAAATCAATTTGCATTATCTAATTTTCAACAAGCAGGTAGAGCTTCAGATATATCTAACCTAGGTCAACTTGGTGCATTTAGACAAGGATTAGATCAATCACGATTAGCAGCCGATCAACAAGCAGCACAAACTGCAGCGTACGAACCTTTTGGTAGATTATCAACTTATGGATCAGGACTTACAGGTCTTGCTGGAGGTTATCCTGGTCAACAATTCCAAGCTCCTGCAGCTCCTAGTCCATTCTCAACAGCTTTAAGTACAGCTCTTGGTATCGGCGGACTGTTCGGAAAATTTAGGTAAGATATATGGCAAGTAAAACAAAGAAAAAAACTAGTTTAAGTAAAAAAATTGGAAGTGGTATTGCAACATCAATTCTTGCTCCTGATTCTTTAAGTGGATTTGAGGCTACGAGAGGTTTTTTAGGTGCTCTTTTAGGATTTAAAGATGGTGGTAAAGTAAGAGGATGCGGTATAGCTAAACGTGGATTTGGCAAAGCAATGAAGAGGAAAAAATGAGACCATTAAATAGACCAATGTTTAAATACGGTGGTCCTATTAAAGAAGGGATCATGACTGGAATGAAAGACAGACCAGGTTATCAGGATGCTGGTAAAGTAGGTCAATATTTTTCTAACTTAGGTAAAAAAAGTTTAAACCTTTTTAACCCACTTAAAAAAATTCCTGGTGCTAAACAGTTTTTGCAAAGTCAATTTGTAAAAGGTTTGCGAACAAGAGCTGATACTCCGGTTTTAGGTGGACCAGGAAAATTTTTTGATGCAGGTATTCCATTTACAACAAGAATTAGAAATTTATTTCCTACAGGAAAATTTATGCAACCAACAACTCCTAAAGGCATGAATTTAGGATATAGAGGAACTAAACCACCTATAGGTAGCACATATCAAACAGCACCACTAACAATTAAAGAGGCTATTACAAGTCCAAGAGTAATAGGACAAGCAATAAGAGAGAACCCAATCACTGCCTTTGCAGTTGCAGGACAAATTAAAAATGCACCAGAAATAATAGGTGGTGGATTAGGACTTGCAGCTGATACCGCTTTAGGTGCTACAAATTATTTATTAGGTACTGATTTTGCAAGAGGTAAAAAACAAAAAGATATTGAAGTGACTGAAGGTTCAATGACACGAGGCTCAGAGACTCCTAAAAATATTGGTGAAGTTAGCACTGATACAGATAAAAAAGTAAAAGCAGATGGAGAAAAACAACAGATAAATGAAGCTAGAATTCAAGAAACAAAAGATAAATATTACAAACTAATGGGTATAGACAAAATGAACAAAGATGCTGTCTATGATTCATTGATCGATGCTAGTAAGATTGTATCTGAAGAGGGTGCAGATCTTAAAGGTGCTATTAGATCAGGTAATTTACAAAACAGAATTATACAAGCAATATCTCAAAACCTAGATAAATCTGCTGATCTTAAAAAAGCAATTGACTCTGCAGTTCTTAAAGGTGAAATTCAAAAAGATATTAATCTAACTAAACCATCGGCATTTGCAGAGCAAGTGGCTTACCTTAGAAATAATCCAAACGATCCGTTAGCTAGAAAATTATCTGGTTTAACTTCTGTTGCTGATAATGTAGCTAGTATAGCTGCCGAAGGAAAAACATTAACAAGTGATATTATAGCTAGATTGGTTGGATCTAAAGGTGAGAATGTAAAAGGTATAATAAAAGATGATAAATATCAGAAGTGGGAAAAAAACAACGAAGATGGAGATGAGATAGATTATCTACAAGATGTATATAAAGGTAAAAAATTAGACCCTGGTATATACATTATAAACAAAAAAGCTTTTGAGATTGACGAAAAAGGAGCAGTAGATCCTATAAATCTAGACAGTATAATAGGTTAGGAGGTAAATTATGGCCTCGTTAAGAGAATTAAATTTAGCTGCAGCTGAAGACAATAATAAAGTAGGTACGATTGAATCTATACTAGCAGGTGTGGGTTCTGGTCTTCTTGCAATACCAAAAGGTTTTTTTTCATTAGGTGCAACATTATTAGATCTAGGTGTAGATCAAAACAGAGCAGCAAGAGTTGAAGCATTCTTTGACGATCTTACAACATTAGATGAAAAAGCAGAAGCAACTGTAGCTGGACAAATTACAGAAGCATTAGTTAACATTGGTATACCTGCCACTGCAGGTTTTAGAATAGGATCTAAAATTGCAGTTGATGCAATGAAAGCTGCAAACACAGGGAAATATTTTAAACCTACAAGTCAGGTAAAAAAATTAGCAGACGATGTTTTAAAATTAAATACCAAAGGTAAAACAAATAGATTTATTGGTGGAGCATTAGGTGGTGGTATTGGTGAGGCAACGTTTGTTGGTGATGTAGAAAAAATAGGTACGTTTGGAGATCTTATTGGTGGACCCACAGAAGTAGACAGAGAGTCTGATGACCCTCTAACAGATCTATTAAACAGAGTTAAGTTTGGTACAGAGGGTGCGCTGTTTACTGGTATTATTGGTGGTACAGGTAAGGTTATTAAAAAATTAACTAATAGAAACAAAAATATTACAGATTCAAACGATAAGATTGATAGATTTATAGATAAGATTGCATCAGGGTTCAGGGCAAGAAGTGGTACGACTGCAGAATTTTTTGGTGTAAAAAGAGTTAATATTGGAGAAAGATCTTCTGATGCTGTAAAAGCAAAGAATGTATCTAGAGAATTAGAGATATCAATAGATAAAATATTTCCGCCATTTAGAAACATAGGTAACAGAGTTAACCAAAAGAAAAGAGATGAGTTATTAAAAGAAGTTAATGAGTTGTTATTATCTGGTAAAGCAGAAATAGATGATCAAGGTTATGCAACATTTGGTGCTTTAGACCAGAAAAAAAAAGAAGCACTACTTAAAAAGTTACAAAAACTAAATGTTGATGAAGATACCATCGGAACTGTTTTTGGTAGCCTTAGGGAGATTAGAGACAAGTGGGCTAAATTATTTTCTCATCTTGGAAGAACATTAGGAACTAATGAGATAGCAGAATTTAAAAAAGCATTTGGTAAAAAATTTATAAACTATATTGGTGCAACTTTTGATGTGTTTCAAAATAAAAGTATACTACCTTTTATGAGATACACACCTACACGAGAAGCAATTGAAAGAGCTAAGACTGTATTTAAACAAAGTGCTAAAGAAGCAGGTAGAGATCTTACAGACTTAGAAGCAGAACAAATAGTAGCTAATGCATTAAAAGATCCTAGTCTCCCTAAAGGTTTTAGATTAGATAGACCGTCTGATGTTATATTTAAGGTACCAGATTTTTTTGTTAATAGAACTACATTAAGTGAAACATTAAAAAGAAGAACTGCACAACCACTTGTGTCTATTGGTGAGTTAGCTATTAAAGGTCAACCTGAATCTAAAGCTAGTAAAGATTTACAAAAAGTTTTTGAAGATTTATTTGGTAAACAACAAAACCCTATGCAGACAATTATAGGTGCCACTGCAAAACTATCTATGCTTACAAGACGTAACATGTTTTACAGAGATTTATTAAAAAAGAATGACGAGGTTGCAGAACTATATAGATCAGGAACAAGTAATACAAAACCTTTTTTAGCTAGAAGTGAGGACGAGGCTAGAGAATTATTTGGTACAGATTATGAATTGGTAGAAGTTATTGATCCTGGTAAGAGGTTAGAAGTTACTGCAGGTAAAGGTGTTAAAAAAGAAACAAGAGCAGAATTACTTCAAAGAAGAGGAGAAGCATTAAGTGCTACAAATCCTTTTTCAGAATCACGGTTTTTTGCAAGACCTGGTGTTGCTAAAGCGTTAAAAGACACAGGAATTGAGCAACAGAAACCAGGAATGATAGGACAGCTATATCAAAGTTTAGTTTTGTATCCAAAAGGTTTATCACAGGTGGCTAAAACAATTTTATCACCAGTCACACACATGAGAAACTTTGTTAGTGCTAGTTTCTTTGCAACAGCAAATGGTATTATACCTGATGGTGAAGCTATCAAACAAGCTTACTCTGCACTACAAACACCTTTAAAAGGAACAAGGCAACAAAATGCTTTATATGAAAGACTTTTAAAACTTGGTGTTGTAAATTCACAAGTGCAAGTAGGGGACCTAACAAGATTGCTTGAGGATGTAAATTTTGGTGAGACTATGACAGCAGACAAAGGTTTTAGAATGTTATTAAAACCATTAAGAAAATTAAAATCAGTATCACAAGATCTATACACAGCTGAGGATGACTTTTGGAAAATAGCATCATGGGCTATGGAACAAAAAAGAATTGAAAAAAGTTTAACAAATGTTGGACTAACAAAAGGACAATCATTTAAAAGAAATGGTATTGACGTAGTATTTGATGATGATTTTTTAGAAAAAGAAGCAGCAGATATTGTAAAGAATAATATACCAAACTATGATTATGTATCTGATTTTGTAAAAGGTTTAAGAAAATTACCCATAGGTAATTTCGTATCGTTTCCTGCGGAGATAGCTAGAACAGGAACTAATATTGTAAGACGTGGTCTCAGAGAAATAAATGAAACAATAACTTTAGCTGATGGCACAGTGGTAAAACCTTTTCAAGCTATAGGATATACTAGATTATTTGGTATGGGTGCAACTACAATAGCTGTACCAGCTGCAACAGCAGAAGCGTTTGCTGCATTATATGATGTAACAGATGAAGAAAGAGAAGCTCTTAGAAGATATGTAGCTGACTGGTCAAAAAACTCAACACTACTGCCAATAAAAGACGAGAATGGTAATTTTAAATACATAGATTTTAGTCACGCTAATGCATACGATACCTTAGTTAGACCTATTCAAACAGTAATTAACTCTGTAGCAGATGGTAGAACTGATGAAGATGGTATTATGGATGATTTTATTGCAGGTATGTTTGGATCTATGAGAGAGTTTGCACAACCATTTATATCTGAATCTATTTGGACAGAAGCAGTTGCAGATATTATAGCTAGAGGTGGTAGGACTAGAGATGGCTTCCAAGTATTTAATCCACAGGATACTGCAGGAGATAAAGCATATAAAATTATGGGCCACTTAGTAGAAGCACAAATGCCTTTTTCACTTAACCAATTAAGAAGATTAGATAGATCTATAGAACCTATATCTGTTATTCAAACAGGTAAATTTGATAAATATGGAGAAACATATGAATTTGGTGATGAGTTTGCAGGTTTGTTTGGTTTTAGAGCTGTAAAAGTAAATCCTGATAGAACTTTAAAATTTAAAGTTGCAAATTACCAAAGAGGTGTAAGGGAATCTAGACAATTATTTACCAGAGAAGCTTTACGTGGTGGACCAATTGATCCAAGTGAAATTGTAGATGCATATTTAAATGCAAACAGAGCTTTGTTTGGTGTAAGAAAAAATTTTAAATTAGATTTAGATGCAGCAAGAACTTTAGGAATCACACAATCAGGACTACAAACTTCTACAGATAGATTATCTAATGTAGAAGTTGCATCAATAAATCAAAATATATTTAGACCAATTAATATATCAACAGAAATACAACAAGCATTTGCAGAAAATGCTGCAAAGATTGGTGAACCAAATCCTTTAATTGGTGCGTTTGATGCACTTGCAAGTATACAACAACAATTAGCTAATACTTCTTTATTAGAACCAGAGTTTCCGTTTATAGAAAATCCGTTGTTACCTATTACGCAAGACACACCTGCAACACCACAAACATTAAATTTACCTAGTATTGACGCAAATATAGTTAATAATCCAGGTGCAGCAGGGTCTTTTTCTAACTTGACAACAGCGCAAAAACTGCAATTATTGTTTCCACAGGGATAATTATGGCTAAAAAATCTGCATTACAAAAAATTGAATCTCATGAGAAGCTTTGTAGAATAATGCAAAAGCAAACGTTCGAACAAATAAAAGAAATGAAGGACCGGATTAAAAGATTAGAATATTGGATAGTTGGAGGTATGGGAGCTGTCCTAATAACTTTACTAACTGACATAGGAAAATAATGCAACTTAGCAAACACTTTACTTTAAAAGAGATGACCAATTCGATGACTGCTCAACGTAAGGGCATTGATAACACACCAGGATCTGGTGAGATTAAAGCTTTGGGTGATTTATGTTGGAAAGTTTTAGAACCGCTACGTGCACACTTTGATAAGCCAGTTACTATTACATCGGGTTATAGATCTGAGGCTTTGTGTGAAGCTATCGGCAGCAAAAAGACATCGCAGCACGCGCTGGGCCAGGCGGTCGACCTAGAAATTTTTGGCGTGCCTAATATTAAGACAGCTTACTGGCTACAAAATAACGTAGATTTTGACCAGCTTATCATGGAGTACTACAATAAAGATGATCCTGCAGGCGGATGGGTCCACATATCTTATCACGAATCAGATTCAAATAGAAAACAAGTTCTTACTTTCGACGGTAAAAAATACACTGAAGGTCTTCCTGACATGGAATGGAAAGATGGAAAAGTAGTTGGTTAAAAATACCAAAGCAAACATAGAACAAGACTAATCCACAATCCAAATCTTATAATAACACCAGGTCTTAAATCCATTCTTTCAACTCCTCTCCCATTATCTGTGTAGCTATATCAACTTTCTTACGTAAAGCTTTTACAATACGCGTATCCACAGTGTTTTCACATATAATGTCTACATATGTCATAGGTTTTTCTTGGCCTATACGATCTATTCTAGCTTCTGATTGCTGTCTTTTCTCAAGATCATAACCATTAGAATAATATACCATAGTGCTAGCAGCTGTAAGTGTAATACCATAACCACCAGTCTGTGTAGTTCCTACAAAAAACCGGACTCCGGAATCAGGGTCCTGAAATTTTTTAATATTCTCTTGTCTTTTATCTTGTGGTGTAAGACCATAATAATCTACAAATGTGCCCTCTCCATACTCTTTAGACAATGCATTTATAATGTTGTGTACATCTCTTTGAAACTGGGCCCAAATAACAACCTTGCCTTCTACTTCATCTAATAAATCTAGTAATTCACCTATTCTATTATTAGGCATTTCTTGTATGGTGCCATCATCAGCTGTAAAATGACCACAAGTTATCTGTTGTAATCTCATAAGTTGAGTTAATACCGTAGCTGTAGACATCATTTTACCATTCATTTGAGCGTGAGCTAATTTTTGCATTTGTAGATATGCCTTAGCTTGTTCTTCTGTTAACATAACTTCTCTCTTCATAAATGTTTTCTTAGGTAAATCTAAACACTCATCTTTTAATACACGATAAGAAAATGCTTTTAATTTTTCTGACAACTCGTCTAAATTTCTATAACCAACAACAATCTGTACGGATCTACCACTAAAATTTGCTGTTCTCATAACAGCATATCTAGTTCTAAATGCATAGTAAGAATTAAATCCTAGTAATTCATCTTCTAAAAATTCACACTGTTTATATAAATCTAAGGGTGATTTAGTTACAGGTGAACCAGTAAGTATTCTTCTGTAGGTTGCAAGTTTACCAATGCCTACAATATTTTTTGTTCGTTTAGCATTTGGATTTTTTATTGTAGTAGACTCATCAATAGCCATCATAGCTCTATGAGAGTTTAAAAATTTTTCTGCAAACGCCACACCTTTTTTTGTAGATAAAGCTTCTACATTCATAACTAATATGTGTAGATCTTCACCTGTTTCAAACAAAGTATCTAGTTTATTTTGTTGTTTTGCATTAATTAATGATTGCCATAAAACATTTTTATGTTCTATATGATCTACTAAATGCGTAGGTATTTCACCTTCATGCCAATTTTTTACCACACCTTTTGGTGCCACAATTAGGACACCATTGATCTTACCATTGTCATAAAGCATGGATATATTATC